ACATCATCTATCTTTATCTCTTCAATCATTACTCTTTCTGTTTTTATTTGACCGTCTTCGATAAAAATTTTAAGACAGCCTGTGCCAAAAATACAAGCATCTTGAAATGCCGTAGTAGCTTTTTCATAAAAATGAGTATAGTTGTAAATACCTTCAACAAATTTTGTAAGTTTTTTAGCTTTAGTCTGTAAACTAAAATCCCCACCGGAGGTGAGGAATGTAGCTTTTGGTTTATTTTTAGTTATCTTTGAGACTACAGTATCTACCATAGACTGCACTACGTTAAGAGTAACCCGATTGGTTACATTGTAGGAGGCTTCAATTCTGTAGTAATTTAAAGCATTTAGACCAAAGTAATCAAAGTTTCCGTATAACCTAGCATATCTTAAGTTATCAGCTGATCTATATTGTTGTTTACTATCTAGACTGTTAACATAAGCAAATAGTTCTTGATGTAAGTCATTGTTACTAGCTAACCACCATTTACTTCCGTTAATTTCTGAATAATTATCCATGAAATATCCTAAGTATTAGAAGACCAAAACATTAGTTCATCGTCTTCCTGTTTTTGTATTTGTTCATTTTCATGTTTAGATTCGTCTAAGTGCTTTTGTAGTTCCTCTACGTTAGCTAAACCCTCTACTAATCCTATGTCAGAAAGTTCGAACTCTAGCTCTTTTGACCTAAACGATTTTACTTTATTATTTTTACACCATATAATAAAGGACTTAACGTCATCAAGTTCATTTAACATGTCCTCTCCTATTGTTCATCCATTATATTATCTAATTCTTCCATATCCTGCTCATATAACTTCTCTAATTCAAAGGCATATGGATCTTTCTTACGTTCTTCACATTCTCTAGCTTCTCTCATTTCTAGCTCTCTCATGTAGGCATCTGATCCTTCTGTTGGTTGGGCTTTTGGCTTTTCAGATAGATAATGACGGCATTCCCTCCAAGCATACAGTACAGCGTCACAGATGTCAGAGTGATAAGTGTCTGAAATCTTTGGTCTTTCTGGATTACGAATTTTCGAATCCTTGTCCCACTGTACCAACATGCAATCCTCTTCAAATAGAGAACTCTTGAAGGCTTTAAATTTTTCAGTTCGTAAGTCGTCATTTAATAGCTCTATAAATTCTACCTTTCGGGTCTTGTCAGCAGCCTCGATATTAAGACCATGCCTCATTCGAAGCTCCTCTTGAATCTTTTTACCCAAGGCTCCTGCGTCCATGACCATTCTAATAGGATTGTATAAGTCCTTGTATTCATTAATAGCAGCCACTAATTGACTGATGTTTTGTTTGTTTTTAACATGTTCGTCCACCAAGTAGACTCGCTTATGGTACGTATTATAACCGATAACAGCGATAGCGTCACTGTCATTGTAGCCAATATCAATACCAATAATATAGTGCCACTCCCCTTCAGTAGGGAGTTTATCAAAGATGTTTTTTGCTTTGCTGAATTTAAATACGAGCGCATCTTTATCCTCCACCCATTTACCAAATGTTTCTCTTATATAAGATGGGTCTGATTCATCAATCCCTCTTATTACCCTTTCTTCTGTTAGTATCTCCTCTAGGTTTAACTTAGGAGGAGAGTGCATATAAGGGTTATCAAAAGCTGTCCAGTGATGTGCTTTCCAGTTTTTTGATTGAGAATATTCATAAAATATCCCAGCTTTTACTGGACCTGGAGTTCCTGTCAAGTATAACTGTCCTCTTTTGTCTCGTAGGGCTGGTATAATAATATCGTTTATCAACTCCTTTAGATAAGACCGGAAAGATTGACACTCATCTATGTAGCACTTCATTAGTTTCCAACCTCTAAACTTTTCTATTTCTGTTCTATCTTTTGCTCCTGCTATGTAAACTTTAGATTTGTTTGGAAATGCTATAGTTAGTCTAACATTATCCATCTTGCACTCTATTTCATACTCTTCTATAATATTAACTAAGTCAGACCATATAATAGCTCTAGCTTGTTGTTGAGTTATAGTAATGTAAAGCAGGTTGACTTCATCATTCTTTAGAGCACTATCTATCATATCGGCTGCAATGCCTACAGTTTTACCTGCTCTACGAGAACATACAGCATTTCTAAACCTTGAACCTGAGCCACGGAAAAAATCAACCTGTTTCTTAAAACAAAACTTATCAAAAAGAAACTTAGGTTTTTCAGCTTTTGTCTTCCTCTTTTGAAGCTCCGCTATCAGGGCTTCCCTGTTTACGTTTTGCAAATCCTGAGTCCTCACCTTTTGATTTCAGCCCTTCTTTATACCTTTCATCATTTTGGTCTGACTTCATCCTAAAAGATTTATCAAACACTTTTCCATTTTTTAACCTAGCTTGCCAGTGAGAGTTGAAAGCTATAGACCTACGTTCTCCTTCTCCTCTAAATGGGTAAACTGTGTGCAGTAGATTAGATGGAAAAATTACTAACTTTCCTGGTTCAGGCGTAAAAGATAGTGAGCCTTTTTCTAGTCCAGTAGGACAAGCGGTCTTATAGATGAACTCAATCATCCCATCCCTAGAAAACTTGTACTCTGGTAGTTCTTTATTTTTAGCTCTTTCATTAAGTGGAGGTATTTTTAAATACAACACAGATGACAAGTCACAGTAAGTGTGAAAGTGGACAGGGTTATATTCTCCTTCATATTGACTAACAATCCATGCGTGGTCTAGATTAACTTCTAAAAGTTCTAGTTGATGACCGTCTTGAGTTAACGCATTCCATACGTAGTTGTATAGCATACCTTCTAAATACTTCAATGCTCCAATCTCATCTAGGTCTTTGTTAGAAATCCAAGGTTCTTCTGCAATCTGACCTACAAGATTTTGACCCCAATCTACTCTGTCCCTGTCCTCTAATATTTCATCAGACTTTTTTAACAAAGCTTTTGTTATTTCGTCTGGCATTTGAAACATTCCAAACGATGGACCAAAGGGTTTTACTAATTTAAAATCTGTAGCTTCAGCTAATCGTTTTAGTTTATCTTGTTCAGACTCATTTTCTTTTGCTTCTTTTCTTGCTTTTTTTGCGTTCTTACCACTCATGTTGTTGCTCCTAGTAAGCTGTTTTTTTAGTCTTAGGTCTTTTTATGACATTATGGACAGGAAGTTTTTCTCTTTCTTCCTTATCTTTTTTTTCTTGTTCCAACTTAATAGGAGATTTTAGATAAACACAAGATACGTTAGTTAAAGGAATAAGAATGTGGTCACTTTCGTTTTTGATAGAAACCATGTTAATGCCTTCTATTATCTCTATCTCTATTGGTCTCTTATGATTAATCTGTCTTGTAGCAAAAAATGTTTCGTTTCTTTTATCAAACATTACCGATTGGTAACACCTGATTGCATCTATATTATACTTCATTAAAACCTCCTCCAAAAAGGTACAAATTTATACTTTACTTTTTTCACAACTAAACTAAATGGCTTTATCTCATCTATGATGTTAGACTTGAGAGCTTCTTTAGCATCCCACCATTTGTCATCTTTGTAGATTTCAAAAAACTTCTTGGGGTCTACACCCATTCTTTTTGAGATTTCATCTAACACTAGATTATCAAAAAAGTCAAGTGCTTTAAACAACTTTTTATTATTTTCAGTTCTTTCAGGTCTGCCGTATCCTACCTGCACTAGATGGTGCATATAAGTAGAATTAGAACTCCCTATCCTATGGTCACAATATTGTAAGATTACAAACCCCATAGAGTAAGCATTACGAACGTAGCAGTTGAACTTGTAACCTAAGCTTTTAAAGTATTTCATTTCTTCAATAAACTCTAGCCCAACATGAACTGAACCACCACCGGAGTTTATAACCATGTCGATTACTTTATCCTTTCCGTTTGCTCTTGCTGCGTTCTTAAAGTCTTTTAATGTAGGTCCTATGCTGTAGCCATCTATAGCTCCGATAGAAACATCATACTTGTTCTCTAATACTTCTTTTCTTTCAATTGACAAAAAGGTGCCTAAAAATAGACCCCCTAAAATAGCTAAGGTCAACAGTT